ATGTTCGAACAACGCGTAAATTCTGACGTACTGACCGTTTCTACCGTTAACTCTCAGGATCAGGTAACTCAAAAGCCCCTGCGTGACTCGGTTAAACAGGCACTGAAGAACTATTTTGCTCAACTGAACGGTCAGGATGTTAATGACCTGTATGAGCTGGTACTGGCTGAAGTTGAACAGCCACTGTTGGACATGGTGATGCAATACACCCGCGGTAACCAAACCCGCGCTGCGCTGATGATGGGTATCAACCGTGGTACCCTGCGTAAGAAACTGAAAAAATACGGCATGAACTGATACTAATCAGTTAAGTGTTTGTTTAAAAAGGCGCTAACCGGCATGGGGAAGCGCCTTTTTTATCTCTGTTTATACATATGTTTATACACGATTGCTCGCACAAACAAAAAAGCACCAGAACATAGTCCAGTGCTTTGATAGGTTGGGTTTATCACCTTGGCCTTTCCGGCTTTCTCCATTGATACGGTTTGGCATCCATCCTTTGCCGGTGGCGTTCTTTCGCAGCCAAGCAAGCGGCAACGCGATTGCGCACCATAAGATGATCCCGCCCGTTAAGTTCATGGCCTTGCAGATGTGCCATTTCTGTTATTACCGCCTCGATAGTCTCTCGCTTCATCATGCATACTTAAAGCTGGTCTTCGACATAGATCCCGGCAGAAATGATTGCACCACCAATTCGGCGCTTACCGTAAAGCAACGGTACCGGGTAGCCTTGGGCGGCAGTGTTGGTGACACCTCCAAACGCATACGAGGCTTTATTATCGGCACTTTGCTTGCTGGCAAGGCCTTGCACCTGCGGAGATATCATTTGCATTACACCGCCTACTGCCATTGCTGAACCAGCAGCAAACATCATGTTACTGGCTGCAATGCCAATGCCAGGCATCCAGATTGACGCCGCCACCAGCACCGCGCCGAGAATAGTTTGCATCACCCCTGCTTTCTTGCTCCCGATTATGATCGGAACAATTCGAATCGTCCTGTTACCGTTCGGAAAATCGAGATCATCCTGAGTTACGTTCTTTTTGTCCACGAATACAGCGAACGTAAGTCCTCGGGCTTTGCTGGTATTCATGAATTTCTGAAAGCCGGGAATGGTGGCGGATAACGCAGTAAACGCCTCACGTGTCGGGCCAATAAGCCGCTGGTGAGTACGGCCAAAAAGTTTAGCCAGCGAGCCGCTCAGAAGGATCGTGCTCATGGTTTCATGGTTTGCTGTATTCATAGTTTTACTCCAGTCAGATACCGTTAAATGTCGCCAGCCGTTGTTTGTGGCTGTCGCTCATATCGAAAGCAAAATCCTCATGCTCAGCCTGGAAGGTGCCGAACGCCATCAGCGCAGATACCGCAGGGTCTATCTTGTTAGAGGATTTCTTTTTGTTGGGCTTAATATTGGCGTTAGCGTCGGACTCCATCACCACGTTTCCAATCGCCCAGGCCAGAACCGGATCGCCGCGATGGCGCACCACCTTACGGTTAACGAACACCTCAAATGATTTCGCCACCGGACTGAACTTGAGATAGGTTTGCGGGAAAGGCTCCACATCAAGCCCCGCTCCCTGTAGCTGGGTGCGCAGGTGCGTGGCGTTCCACGTATCGAAACCCACCAGCCTGATATTGAAGATTTCAGCGTCGCGCAGAATATCGTCACGGATGCGGTCATAGTCGATGCAGTCGCCGGGCGTGGTGCGTATCCATCCCGCTTTTACCCACTGGCGGTAGATGGCGCGGTTTTTGTTGGCGACGTTAAGTAGCTGGGCTTCCGGCAGATAATGACGGGTCAGCAGGCGGATCTCCCTGTCGAACGGGAAAGCGTAACTCACGCTGGTGATGTCGCTGGTAGAGGACAGGTCAAACCCGGCGTAGCACTCCATTCCGGCCAGATCGTCTTCGTTATAGTCGAGCGCACAGGCATCCCATGCACCGGCACCCATCCACGGCGTGGAGCCCTGACACCAGATATTGAAACGTTTGGTCAGCATTTCCACCCACTGCGACGGTATGCCCCGCGCTTTCTGGATGGTGGATTCCAGTTTCGCTGAGTCAACGGACACATGCAGGTTAGGGTTAGCCTTGATCCACATTTCAGGCTGCTCAACCTCGCTTTCGTCGTCCAGTTCGTAGATCAGGACAAACAGCGAATCGTTGCTCTCTTCCCCGGCCAGAATCTGGCAGCAGTAGTCATAATGCTGTTTACAGGCAGAGACAACGTTACTCCCGGCGGTAGTGATGGCGAACAAAATCGCCTCCGGACGTGCGCCCATACCCAGCTCGAGGGCGGAATAAACGCCGTTATCCGGGTGAAGGTGGTATTCATCGACAATCGCCAGACTGGGGTTAGTCCCTTCAATGGTGGCCGCTTTCGCCGCCAACGGCTTTAACAGGCTGTTGCTCTTCGGAAAAATGACCTTATGCGCCTGGATATTGACGCGCTTTTTCAGCGGTTTCGACAGCAGGCACATCTGGCGGGCATCGTCGAACACGATTCGGGCCTGATCCCGGCTTACCGCCGCCGTGTAGATATCCTGCTGGCCCTTCTCCATTACCAGAAACCAGTTAGCCAGCATGGCGGCTACGGTTGATTTGGCGTTCTTGCGCGGCACCTCAATAAAGGCGCTGCTGTACTTACGGCGGCCTGACTCCCTGACTTTAAAGCCCAGCAGGTTAGCAAAAGCGAACTGTTGCCACGGCTCCAGCTCGATTGGCTGGCCCCGCAGCGGGCCTTTGACGTGCGGACAGAGCCGGGAGAAGGCGATAAACCGCTCCACGGTCGCCGCGTCGAACACATAGCGGGGGTCATTCAGGTCTGAAAAGTACCTCTCAACGGCCTGTTTCACGCGCTTACAGGCCGGAATTTCACCCGATTTAATGGCGTTTGCGTAATCATCCCAGACGGTCAAGATCGTCCTCCTCTTCCGTTTCTACCGGATTGCGGCGGCGGCTTACCGGATCAAAGCCCAGGAGCGACGACATTTTTATGAGAATTTTTTCGGCATCCGCTTTTGCGCTCAGTGCCGGGTTACGGCTCTCACCGCCCTGGCTGTTCACTATGCTGAATCCCCGCGTGGCAAGGTCTTCCACGGCTTTGCGGTACATCGAGTAATTGACGCAATACAGCTCAAGGTTGTTCCAGTCGGCAGGCGTCAGATCACCGCGCTCCGCCAGCTGCTTCGCCTTTGCTTTCCACTGCTGCGCCGCGATCTCATCAAGATAGGCGGGCGGTTTGGGTGGTCTTGCCATAACTTACTGTTTACCTGTCTGTTTTATTTTCAAAAAAAAACACTGTGCGTAAAAATTTGAGGGGGCGGGTGGTTCCTCGCTGAGAGGGGTTTGTCCTGAAAACCTCCCCCACCCCGTCCATTCGGCCTGTCAGCGGTTGCGAAAGCATTCCATAAGCTCCCGGTCACGCTGGCTCATGCGCTTTGCTACGGGCTTCTTATGCGCTCTCTGTCTGGCTGGTTGCCATGACTCACGCTGCTTTATCAGCCCACTAATCAGCCGCTGCTGTTCCTGCTCAGTCATTGTTTGCCTCATAGATCCAGTCGGTGCGATGACGTGCTGCTTCTTCCTGCTCGCGGAACTTACCGGCTTTACGCTGCTGCTTCGTCACCGGGTCTGTTGTGGTTGTCTTCCGTCCATGACAGGCAGCGCATAACGACTGGTGATTACTGGCGGGCCAGAACAGCACATCAGCTTCACCCTCGATAGGGATGATGTGATCGACGATAGTTGCCGATGCATAGACGCCAGCCTTGAGACAATGGACACACAGCGGATTAGCTTTTAGAAAATGACGACGGTATTCGCCCCAGCGGTTGGAGTAACCACGCTCTGTTCGCGTACCTCTTCGGCTGTCGCTTTGTCGGCGGGCATCCCGCTTATGCTCGTCACACTTGCCAGACTTCACCCGTTTATTACATCCCGGCTCATTGCACCGGCGTAGTGGTTGCCACGGCATCAGTACACCCCCACATCACGATAGACAGACCACAACGCAGAGACAGCCATCGGTATCTCTTTGGCGTCGGTATCACCAATCATCGTGCGGTACTCGTACAGCTGAGATACGTACATCAGACAGCCAATCTTGATAGCTGGCGTAAACTCCAGCCCGTTATCAAACCGCTTGCCGATATGCTTCTGGCAAACCTCCAGCGCCGCATCGATGTACGCCTGTATCAACATATCTTCGTAATCATCATCAATACGGCAATGCAGCTTTGCTTCATCCAGGGTGATTTCTGCTGTCATTTTTCCGTTCCTGTCTTGCAGAGAATTTCCAGCCGAGTACCTTCCGAATCAGGAATAGCAGGCCCGATAATATTGAGAGTGCTGCCAGCAAACGGGCCAGTAAGCACTTTCAGACGGTTGGCTGCGGTAATATCACGGCGGAAACGCACCCAAACGCGGATCGTCGCTTCGGCAACCTCGGCACCTGACGCCATTAACTCTCGGCCACTGATCCCCTTAACCTCAGCCCATATGGTTTCCCCGTCTTCCCAGACCTGAACAACCTGACCGGACGGCTCCCTGTGGGTAGTGAATACCCGAATAGTGACGCGGCTTCTCAGCCCCCCGGCTCTCATGCGTCACCTTCCTTGCCGTCTTTGCTGATCTTCACTTCCTGCTTCCATGCCTGGCTGAATTCGTCACCACCTTTACGCGGCGGCATCCCCTCGCGCTCACGGGCTTCGTTCGGGTTCATGATCCCGTTCTTAATGCCTCGCTCATAAGTGGCGTAACGCTCGGTAGGTGTGGCACGGAGAAGGTCAGCAGAGTCAAACTCCACCTGATAGCGGGTTCCCGGAACCGGAGAGGCCACCAGCAAAGCAGATTTGATTTGTTGCTCGAAGTTCGCCAGCCACGGGCGCATGGTCATGGTGAGAAAGGCGCGGCTCGCTTCGCTGAAATTGCTGTAGGTGCTGTTGCTGTATTCCTGCAGGAAGATGGGCGACACGTTGAACATGCGGGCAATGTCTTCAATGGAGAACCGGCGCGACGCCAGCCATTCGGCATCCTGATTGCTCATGCCAAGCTGCTTGTAGTCCATGCCACCTTCAAGGATCGGCGTTTTCCCGGCATTTCTGGCACCTTTGTAGCGCTCCAGTGCGTCCAGAGCCTGCTTACCCTTCACGCTGTCGAGCCATTCAGCAGTAGTGACGACGCCCGCCGCCATCATGCCATCATTCATAATGCTGGCACCGTGGCGCTGTTGGGCCAGACCTAACCCCAGCGCCTCACGGCACGTAGTAATAGGCGAACGCCCCAGAAAGCCATCATCGGTGGAGTAACGCAGGTGCAGAATCTCTTCCTGTAGATAGGTGCGCACAGCCCCGGTAAACGGCTCTGTAACGGTGTATTTGTACTTATGCTGGCCGATACGCTCAGGAACAACCGCCCCCGGCGCATACGGGTGCAGGGATTGCGGCTGGCCGTCGCGGCCCCACTGGATCACCGCATAGGCGTTACCGTTCAGCAGACAATGGCGCATCATCGTGCGTTTAAACTGATAAGGCGTCTGGCAGTCGTTCGGCTGCTCGTTCAGGAGAAAATCCACCGGGTGATTGCTCAGCCATTCTCGCGCCTCACGCCCGTTATCGTTGCGCACGCGGTAGAGGTAGCAGGGCATTGTTGCCACCGCCTCACTGATAACTGACACGGCGTTCATGACCGCCGGCAGAGATTCCGCAGTACCCGCAGACACATATTCGCCTGATCCGGTATTTGGAATCCCTGCCATCGCCAGAAACTCATCAATGGTCATGCTGCGCTGCTCAGAGGGTTCAGACTTACGGCCAAACGGCCAGATATTCCACATATCAGAGCCCCGCTAATTCAGCCCAGCGGCGGCGGTTATCGCCAGCCCGGCGCAGTTCAGGATATTGGGAGAAAAGCGAACGGTGCGCGATTTCCACGCCAGACTCAGGATAAGCAGGCATAGAGGTAACGGTAATCTCCCGCAGTTCGGCAGCGGTAACAGTGCGCAGGTATGGAGACTGAGCAATATCCCACGCCTCTTTCAGCGCCCGGAAACCAAAGCTCATGCCGGAGATATCTCCACGCTCCACCAGCTCCAGCACATCGTTGCCAAGCTGGGTATTCGGAGGGGTCAGCTCGAAGCGCAGCCCGGTATCATCTTCTGACAGCACCAGCGTGCCGGATTTAGTGCGGCCCAGCAGCTGGGTATAGTTATGCTCGTACAGCGCACGCACATCGCTACCGGATGCCAGGCTGTCTTTAAACGCTCCCGGCGCAAACTGCTCGCGGAACTCGTCCCAGATAATTTCAGAGAGACTGTTCCAGCGCACGGCATAGCCCACCAGCTTTTTGTTGCTGGCGCTCACTTCGGAGGTACGGATTTCAAAATCGATTGTTTTCATTACTGGACTCCACAGAGGGCAAAAAGGGGCCGCAGCCCCTTAAACGTCAAATCAGGAACCGGAGCCTGAAAGCTCAAGCACCTTGATGGCGTTGGAGTCCACCACACCACCGCCCAGGTATTTATCGGTATGCACCTTGTAGAAACCCGGCTCGGTGATGTTGTCAGGGCGGGTACGCACGCCAGTGGTGTGATCCACGATGAAATAGCCGCGCTTGAAGTCGCCTACCGCGAGGAATGCTTTACCTGCCTCCGCATCCGGCATGGTTTCCAGATACTGAACAGGACGGCCCAGCAGCGTATCGGGAGAACCGGCAACCAGACGATCGCGCCAGATGTAATCCCCGTTGCCGTTTTTCAGCTTTTGCAGTTTGGCTGCGGTGTTGGAGTTCATCACCCATACGGCGTTTTTGCGGTATTTGGCTTTCAGCTTATACAGCAGGTCGATCAGGCCATCAGAGGAAACGTCAGCAGCTTCCATCTTCTCCAGCGTACCGAACGGACGGGTTTTGTCGGCAGTGGCCGCGCGAGGGTAAGACAGGAACCCTTTGGATTTTTTATCACCGTCGCCGTTCACAAAGTCGCTCTCTTCGGTAGCGGTGAAGGTGTCGGCGATTTCAGAAGACAACCAGCCCAGAATATCCACTTCAGAGAAGTCGAGAATCTCCTGGGTGGTTTTCGGGTAGGCGTAGATCGGGTTGAGTTTGATATCAACGCGCTCCATCTTCGGCGTGCTGGTTTCGGTACGCGCTTCGCCTTCGATACCACGCTTAACGGTAGTACCGCCCACAGATACCAGCTTCTGGTATTCGTTGGTTTTGGTGGTCTTCACCGTTGCGATGGAGCGCATAACGCTATCATCCTGCAACTGGCGCATGATCTCTTTGTCCAGCTCAGGGATAACGGTATAGCCGCCGTCAGCCTGCACCAGCGTGGAGAGAGAACGAGTATCACCGGTCATAATGTAGTGACGCAACTCGTCGTTGCTTACTGACTCACCTTCAACGGAAGTTCCAGGCAGATTGCGCTGATCGTCGGCGACGGCTTCAAGACGGGTGATTTCAACTTCAAGCGCATCAGCCTGGGCGCGGAGTTCGTCGAACTTTTTGCCCTCTTCTTCGTTCAGGCTGCGCTTTTCGGTGTCGGCTTTGTCCAGCATGGAGCGCATCTGTGTTTTGAGTGCGGCTTTCTGCTGGCGTAATTCGAGTAGTTTCTTCATGGAGTGGTTTCCGTAACAATTAACGTAAAGACGTGAAACCAGCGCTTGGAGGGGAGGCCGTTAAATCTTTTTCTGCATCCCACAGGCTGTACTCGCTACAGCTTGACTTAACGGCCAGTGGCGGCTCACGTCTGAGTGCCACTCTTTAAGATATACATGGAAAACATAAAGAAAAGCCCGAAATCCTTCGGGCTAAAAATGGAAAAACATGAAAACAATTAATTTACAATTCTAGTTGATGGGGTGATGAAGTATGTGGAAATCACTTACATCAACAAGTTTTGTCTTTTTAGGCGTAACAATTAGCATCCCAACCAATCGGACATTTTCATACTTATTCTCATGGGCCCTAATCGCTTCGTTATAGTGCTCCTCATCAAGCTCTACAGTCACCTTACGATTATTCTCTGAAGCCTCGACAATTGTCACAACCCCTCCCAGTGAATTTACATCTCGATTTAACCGTATAACCGAACCAGCAAGATTGTAATTTTTTACTGTATAGTCATTCGAGTAAAATTTCTCGGCCTCTTCTATATACTTTATTTTCTCAGGTGTTATAGATATTTTTTTATTATCACTAATGGCATTTTCAGCAATTAATGACTTTAATACTTTAACTTCAATAACCCTTGTTCTATTACGTCCACTCAATCCAATAATGGCAGAGCATAGCGTTGCGTTAACACCATCTTTGATAATCGCTTCGAAAATTTTTAAATCACCACGTTCTTTGTATTTATCTACAGCATCACTAAGTTTTTCAATGCTATACATCAACCGCTCTGTGACAGTTCGTGAAAATGGAACCCTGCAGTGATCCTCTTGAGAGTCTTCGTCCCAATATATTGGGGCCACTAAATTAAGAACATAACTACCAACTTCAGTTTGCCCTAATTTCAGACTACTAAAAAAGCGTTCAACTACTTCTGGATTTTTACCGGAATAGCGGCCTCGCTGAGGATTGACAACAGATCTTGCTGCTGAAAGCATTAGCTCTTTCGTTTTAGAAAACAAAAGAATTCCATCAGCAAATGGAATCTCTCCATTAGCAACATCATCATGAATTACTCTTAAGCTGATAATGTCATTGCTAATATTGTCAATCTCTCGGATAATTTCTGTCTTAGATTTACACTCACTTTCACTGAGTGCGTTAAGAATGTCATTAACTCTATTAGAGAAATCCTTTAAATCGGCTTTGATTGGCTGAATTATTTCATGATCATTATTTTTTTTATAACGCCAAATATTAGCAACATGAGGTAATTGATTGAACAACACCCAACCTTTCAAAATGAGATATTTCGAAAAGTCGTCTGTCGTTATAAACTGTTCATTGTATAATTTCATATTATACGCTTACCCCGTTGCTAGCCGCCTTCATCATGTCCTTTAAGAAAGATGAAGTCAACACCTGATTGGCAGGTATATTAAGAGTAACACTATTCTTGTTTGCGCTTGGGGGGAGCTCTCTCAGTGAAAACCAATAGCATCTATTCCTTAATGTAATTCCATTAATACTATGATATAGCCAGTCTGAAATATTAACAGGTAGATGAAGAAGTACTAAATACCTTGGTGACAACACATTATCACCAATGAGATCGGAATAATTTTTCGCTTTTAACGCATATGTAATGGTGTTATTTTTTAACTTAAAGTTTTTAGTGGATTTCAATTGAATGTCTATTTTTGGATTGCGGTAAAGCGAGCTACTAAACCCCGTCCCCTCAATCGTGATATCAATACTATCGTCATCCACTTCGCAACTTGATACCTTGAAACCTGCATGTGCAGCAAGAGAACGTATATAAGCAATATTGAATTGCTCCATCTGTTTCTTTTTGTCCATCAGCCAAACCTGCCTACTGCGCGTCCACCGCGATTTTTATATTAGTAAAGTCGAACATGCGTCTCTATATGAAAACACAATATAACAAATCAAAAGATGGGTACAGAAGGCAGATACTGAACTGACGCTTTGAGCACTAGTGCTTACTTCTCGGACATCCATTTTGGTGGTTCAGGCAACATTGCTCGATATCCCTCGAGATGCTCGATCAAGGCATCCAACTGCTCTGTATTCGTAACGAGTCGCTCCCCGGACAGGGTGTGCATAACAAAACCGTGTGGGTCATCCCAAAAGAACGCTTCCTCTTTAAGGGCTTTACGGTAATCGGCAGTGTGCATTGTATCAAGACTGGTTAAACCAAACTTTTCCAGGTGTTCCCTGCGTTCCTCGTTAGTGATCGGCATGTAGCCCCTCCTGTAAAATTTAAAAATATGCGTTTAAGTGTTCACCTGTTCACCTTTGCATTTTTCCTATTTAAATTCATTCGGTTACAGGGTGAAGACTATGATTTTAAGTATTCACTAGTGTTCACCCTAACCCTTCACCTTTTAAAAGAAAAGCCCTTTAAAGGTGAACAGGTGAATACTTGGTGAACACTTCATAAAAAAGTGTTCACCCGTTAACATATTGTTATTTAATGATTTTTATACATGGTGAACAGTGGTGAACACTTATCCCATTACTTTTAATTTTCCCCGCCTTTATTCTTTTGTTGTATCGGTACACATTGGCATCCAGTCTTCTGAATCATCATGCAGGGTGACGTTCGATCTTATGCCATGTTTAGTTTTGCGCTTCTGGTACTCCTTGTCATATTCAGCCATTGCGCCTGGCATATCCGTACCGAACCGCATTAACGATACAGGCTTGCTAAGACCATTGGCCCGCATGTAAGCCAGATAAGCATGATACAGATAACGGCGCGGGCTGAATGGCACGATCTCGGCATTACCAATCAGCATTCCATCACAAACCACCGAAGCCATCAGGTAGCCGCAAAAGTCCACCAGTGAATCCCCTTCACGTTTGATGGCCAGCGCTTCTTCTGATTTTTGCTGCTCATGCAAAAGCTGTTTGGCTTCGTCCTGCCTGGAAAAGCGAGTGAGCAGGTGGCGAATGATTACAGCCAGCTCACCTTCAATCTTCTCGGCCAGCATAGGATCGCGTTCGTTTTCCGGTACCACTTCGGAGAAGTTGAAAATCACCCGCCGTCTGGAAATCCCCCCGCTTCTGTCGCTGAACGACATGGCATTGTTATTGACGGCCAGCACCACCGCAGGTATACGGGTTGAATATGGCGCTTTGTGTTTAGGGTCAATGGCTACCTTATCCCCGCCAGTGATAGCTTTAATCCCTGCGCCGTCGCCAGCGTACCGGGTCATATCCGGCATGATAATCAGCGAATAGCCCACTACCAGCGCCCTTTCCCTTGGGTTCTCCAGCGCCGCCATGCTCGCCGATACGGTGTTGGCCTTGCCCGCCAGCATCGTGCAGATCTCAGCCATAACACTTTTACCACTTCCGCCCGGCCCCGTTACCTCAAGAAACAGCTGCCAGTCGTACCGGTTCGCCAGCACCATAAACAGCGCAGACAGTACGCGGTCTGCTTTTCGGTCATTATCCGCCACAGAGCGGCGGAGCCATTTCCAGAAGTTAGGCGCATGGGTTGCCAGAGTTTCACCTTCTGCTGGTTCGCTGAATGGCAATTCGCTCGCAACGATAAGCCAGTCCTTTTTATCATGCGGTCGAAATTGGCCTAACCGGGTATCAAAAACCCCGTTGCTGAAACCAATCAGGTTACGGGCTGTGTTACCCATTACCGGGAGGCCCAGCTTCATTGTATCGACAGCGGATTTAATCGCGTTCTGCGAATAGGCGACTTCGGAATCAATAAAAATCTGCGCCATTTCTCGCTGCAGCTCTTTATCCGAAAGCGGAACCCACACCACGCCGTTGTAATGATGAACCGTGTCGGAATCAGCATGGATCGCCAGATTGCCATCGTAATGAGCAAGCAGAACTTCCCCGCGCTGGCTGGCTCCCATCTGGTTAAGCGCTGGCGTAGCACTTCCCCTCGTAGTCACCATAAGGGGCTCGTCTTCCAGACGTTTCATCAATGGCGTCCAGTCCTCTTTCTCGCCTTTTTCGTTGATAAACTCAGCATTGGTAACGCCAGCCTCACACAGCTTATTTGCAATCATGCTGATTTGGTTTTGCTCGATAAGCCCGGCCTGACAGACACGGGCAAATCGACGGCCTTTATCAACAATGCGCAGGTGTGGCAATTCCGCCAGTTGAGTGTGATCCAGAACCACAGGCGGAACATCGTCTCCATGCTCGCCCTTCCCTTTCTGGTAATCCTGAGCGGCTTTCCATGCTCCCGTTCCAGCAAAGATGATGGCCTCCTCCATTTTGTCGCGCGGGAGGGTTTTCACATTAGGCGCGTTTTTCACTGTAAGCCTCCCGCGCTTTCACCAGCTCGCCGATAGATTTGTGCAGCAGAGACATAATCGCGCTGACACGGCACGCTTCTTCATGGTGTTCTTCACCGTCGGGAATGCTGTCAATCCACATGCTCAGCACAGACATTGCACACTCACTTTCAGAAAGTGCATTCTCTGCGTGCATTAGGACTTCAAAAGGAACCTGTCTCATTTTGTCTCTCCCATGCGCAGCTCGGCGATTAATGCCCGGTGAATTTCCTGATTAAGGTCACATGCCAGTGAGATATGGTTCAGCAGGGTTTCCGAACACTCAGCACAGGCTTTTTCCAGAATGGTTTCGAAGAGTGAAGCAGCCAGCGCTGATTTATATTCGGCCTGGTCTAAGCTGATTGGCTCACGCATGGCGCACCTCCCGAACTGGCAGACGGCCAGCGAATACCATCACGCAGCCAGCCGGTGATTGCTCACGGGCTTCGCGTTCGGTGGTAGCTTTGATGTGAATGACGTTGCGACCGATGGCGCTCAGCGCCAGAAAACGCCAGGTGTAGGACTTCCGCCCTTGCGGGTGTGTGATATAATCTTTCATAGCTGCCTCGATACGTTAACTATCTTGGTGGTCAGAGGCCCGGTTAGTGTTCGCGCACTGCCGGGCTTCGCTATATCTTGAAGGTGAACCCCTTTAAGGTGGACTCCACTATAAATACAAAGTGGAATCCACTTCAAGTGTTTTATTTCATTTTTTTTCTGGTATTCTGTACTCCACTTGATATCAGGAGACTTAGTAATGGCGACGGGAACAAAGAACGAAAAATCACAAAAATTGCAAACTCGTGCCCCGCATGAAGTTGTCGAGGCAATGGAACAAGTTAAAGAGCAAGGCGAAAGCACTGCCCAATTTATCGTTACAGCCATGCAAGGCGAGATCAAACGCCGCCAACGCAAGAAAGCCAGATCGGAATCTGAAAGCTGAACAGGGTTACTCCCCGTAATGCTGTGGACTGCCCCTCTTAAAAAGGGTCTGTTTTGCGCAACTATTAATGAGTTGTGCAGAGGCTCCCCTCTTAAAGAGGGTTGGTTATCTTCGCAGCTCTCTACGTTTTTCGTCGGAGCCTCTAAACCACGTTTAACGTTGTTTTGCCATGAACCCGAATACTGTTCGCCTTTGTCTCGATCTCCGTACGTTAAACGTATGCGGTTGTTCAAACTCGGCATATCACCGAGCTTGATTTGCGCGTGCGAATTTCGTCGGCTCAAATTCTGCGCAACCCTGATTGAGTTATGCAAAATCACTCAGCACCTCCAACACGCTTAACCAGCCAGCTTTGTGCCAGTTCGGAGAGTTTCGCCTTACGGGTTGCTGTACGGGTATCAAGATCCAGCAGAGCACAATCACGGCTTTCCAGATAAGCCAGCAGCGCCAGCTGATCGGCGTTCATGTGGTCACGCACCTGCTTAACCGGAATTTCTTTCTGTTTCGCCCACACTCGCGGGTGCATACCCAGCACAAGGCTATTCAGGAACGAGCATTCATTGCTGTAGGCAAAGCCGTGCTGCCTGTCGCCGGTGCGCTCGATGTAGCTCTTCATTGCGTCGGTCATACTCTTATGATCTTCGCAGGCAGCTACACGATTTTTACGCCAGCCCAACAACGCCGCCTCATGTTCCTCTGGCGCTACGCGGCGCAGACGTTCTTCACAGTCGATGAAATACTGGCGAGCCATCTTGCCTTGCGCGTTGCGTTCAACCATCGAAAGCTCTTTGGAAGGTGCGAATAAGCAGGTCATTTCTTCCCAAGCTGACTCGCTGATTAAAATTTCGCGGATCTGGGCCGATTTTTTTCCCGCAAACACATCGAATCAGCCTATTTAGGCTATTTTTTCCACCATTTCTGGCGTTATTTCAGGTTTTTACTGAGATCTCTCCCTCTGACGTATCATTTGGTCCACTCGAAACAGGTTGGCCAGGGTGAATAACATCGCCAGTTGGTTATCGTTTTTCAGCAGCCCCTTGTATCTGGCTTTCACGAAGCCGAACTGCCGCTTGATGATGCGAAACGGGTGCTCCACCCTGGCACGGATGCTGGCTTTCATGTATTCGATGTTGATGGCCGTTTTGTTCTTGCGCGGATGCTGCTTCAAGGTTTTTACCCTGCCGGGACGCTCGGCGATCAGCCAGTCCAC